AACCAGCAAGGCAATGAGCCGGGATGGCTATCGGGTTTGCCGGATGATCTCAGGGCCAACGAGTCTATCAAGTCGTATCGCACGGTGGGGGATTTTGCAAAGGCCCATCTCGACACGGCGGCTAAACTCAAGGACGCTGAGGGAAAACTCGGAAACTCTATTCCCAAACTGGGCGAGAATGCCACGCCGGAAGAGCGCGAGAAGTATTTCAACTCACTCGGAAGGCCGGAAAAGCCGGAAGGTTACGAGTTTGTTGGTGAAGACAAGGCCGCTCCAGAATGGACCAAGGCGTACAAGGACGCGATGCACAAGATGGGCGTTCCCAAGGCAATGGCCAGGGAGTTGTCGGAATTCAACAACAACATGATCGGCAAGATGGTGGAGCAGCACAACGCCAAGATTCTCGAAGAGAACGCCAAGGCGGTTGCGACCCTCAAGACTGAGTTGGGCGACAAGTACGATGTGGGCGTCGCGCTCGTATCACGGCTATGGAAGGAATGGGGAAAAACAGAAGTCGAATTTGATAAGGCGTTTCAGACCGAAACCAGCGCCAATCGGGTTACGATGATGCGATTCCTGTTGAACGTGGCCGCGAAAACCGGAGAGGACTCATCGCTCAAGGCAGCAGGATCACGGAAAGAATCACCCAAGACCGGGTACGATCTTTCCAAGTTCAATCTGCCGCCCGCGAGAGCATAGCTAGGAGAACACCATGCCAGACGTATCGCAGCTTGGTTACACGACTCTGTGGGACGTGATTGGAAACTACTCGTCCACCGACGCCCGTGCGCAATTCATCAATCCGGCGAAAATCCTTCGTCGCAAGTGCCCGATTCTCGAAATGCTGCCGATGATTGCCTCGAACAACATCATCAGCAACGTGGCCTCGCGCACCGATTACCTTCCCACCCCTTCGACCCGCCGGTTCAACGAGTACGCGGCGGTTACCTCGTCCAAGAATACGCAGCTCAATGACCCCATCGCCATGTTTGTTGACTGGGCGGTGCAGGACAAGGAGCTGGTGAAAATCCAGAACAACCCGGAAGAGTTCATCTCCGACCAGATCGACAATCACATGGAGGGCTTCGCGCAGAAGCTCGACAGCGAGATGATCTACGGCAGCCTGACCACCGACCCTGGCAGTTTCAACGGCCTTGCAATCCGCTTCCACAACACCGTCAACTACCCGAACGGCGACCAGTCCTGGGTGCCGAACGTGTGGGACGGCGGCTACGAGTCCGGCAATTCGACCAGCATCTGGGCGTTCGAGCTTGGCAAGAACAAGGTGCAGGCCATCTACCCCGTCAACTCTCCCGCCGGCCTATCCATCGAAACCCTTGGCGAGCAGACATGGACCATGCCTACTCAGGTTGGCGGTTTACTGGCAAACGCGAAGGCCATCCAAGCCTACGTGACCTACCTGCAATGGAAGATCGGCCTCCAAGTGGTCGATGAGCGTTGCGTGCAGCGCATCGCCAACGTCAACCCCACGGCTCTCGCGGCTGGCGGATTCGATGAGAACATTCTCATTCAGGCTTTGGGATACCTTCCTGAAGGCGGCGCGGCTCCCGGCACCTGCATTGTCGTCAACCGCACGGTCCTCAACGAGATGAACATTCGCGCCGTCTCGCAGAAGACCAACGCCTACTACACGCAGGACATGGAATCCGGGGACATCTGGGGATCGCGCCGCGTGACCCGCTTCCAGGGAATCCAGGTCCTCATGGACGAGAAGATCGTCAACACCGAAACCACCGTCACGGCCACTTCGTAGGAGGATTGAAATGCCCATTTCCGATGCGGTAATGTATATCCACGGAGCGGGGAGCAATTACAACAATTCCTCCTCCATCACCAACAATAACAACGTCTACGGAGACATTCTCCTTCAGGCGGGCAACCAGTATTCCAACATGGAACTCGACTTTGGGGCGCCGAGCAACGGCAGCACGTTTCCCTACATCCCGCAGTTCCCTTCGCTCTACGAGAAGAACTCTACGGGCCTGCCTCCGGCCATCATGGGCGCGGGCGGCGTCGGGTTTGGATGCCACATCGTCATCGGCCAGGCGTTCAACAACAACACCGGCAACGTGACGTTCAACATCTGCTCGGCCAACGCAACCAACGCCACGTCGGCAGGCAACAACACCATTGCCTCCCGCACCTTCACCTATGCGCAGATGCAGGCTGCTGGGGCGCACTACTACATCCCGGTAAACCCGGCTTCAGTGCTGGAGTTCCTGCGCTGGCAGGCAACCATTACCACCGGCAACAACGCACTGGCGGGAACGGTGCTCTCGTGGTTCGGACAACCCTCTGGGGGTGAGCAGTAATGCCGCTAGTGCAAGCCAAATGCCTCATGCAAGCGTGGGGACCGATGGCGGGAACCAACCAGTATGGAATGTACTACCCTGGGAAGGGACCGCTGCCCGATGGCCTCTACGAGATTGAATCGGGAACGGGACTCGACAAGCTCACAACTCCAATGGGCGAGTGGATTTTTCAGTATCCCGGTCACGAGGGGAAAGAGCCCGGATATGCCAATCGGATCGACCAGGAGCGCAAGAAGTACCAGCAAAAGCTGGCATCCAAAGCGGCCTGAACCAGTATTGTTTACCGGGGAGGCGGGACTATTTTGTCTTCGTCTCCCTTTTTTTTGAAAGGCTCAGATGCTCTACAGTCCAGTCGGCATTGCAAACATGGCCTTGCAGCGCATCGGAGCCCGTGGAACCATGGGATCACTCACCGAAAACACGCCCAACGCCGTCAAGGTCAATGTTGTCTTTCAGATGGTGTTCCAGGAAGTGCTGTCCACGCGCGATTGGAAGTTTGCCAAGACCAGAATCGAGTTACAGCAGAATGCGACCAGCCCGGTCGGGGGGTATCTCTATGCCTATTCCTTGCCGTCCGATTTCCTGCGCCTGTGCAAGCCGCGCGAGATTCCAGAAGAGCGTCGCATCGCCAACTACGCCTGGGTGGGCGGAGGATATGGCGGCGAGGGATACGAAGGCTTCTGTGAGCGCGACTTCCCGGTGTGGCCGCGCTCGGTTGAGCCATACGTGACCGAGACGGTTCTTGGTACTGGACCCGGCGCGTCCTACACCACCAACCTCCTCACGAACTATCCTGGCTGCAACATCACCTATGCCAATGTCCATCCCATCATCATCAACTACATCCGCCTGATTACAGATTTCACGCAACTGCTGCCCGGATTCGTGGATTGCTTCTGTAATCGGCTGGCGGCAGAGTTGGCCATTCCGATCACCGAGGACAAAGCCAAGGCGACGGGATTCATGAAGACGTACCGCGAGACGCTTAACTCTTCGCATGCTCAGCAGGAATGCGACGATTTTTTGAAGGACGAAGCCGGTTCCCAGACATGGGTGACGGCAGGAAGGTACTGCAGACGCTGGTGAAGAAGACGATTTACACGCTGAACGTCGACAACTACGCGCCGCAGATAACGGCGCTGACCTATCCTCTGATTCAACGCTACGCAGATAAGATCGGAGCGGACTTCCAGATCATCGGCACCCGTCAGTTTCCCGACTGGCCGGTGGTCTATGAGAAGTTGCAGATTTACGAGCTCGGCAAGAACAACGACTGGAATATCTATGTGGATTCGGATGCAATCATCCACCCGGATATGTTCGACGTGACCGACCACATCAGCAAGGACACGGTGCTGCACAACGGGCGCGACATGGCGGGCAATCGCTGGACCTATGATAGGTTCTTCCGCCGCGACGGGAGGCACATCGGCTCCTGTAACTGGTTCACAGTCGGGAGCGACTGGTGCATCGATATGTGGAAGCCGCTCGACGACCTGAGCTTTGAAGAAGCGGTCAAGAACATCCACCCAGTCATGTCGGAAGCCGCAACGGGGCTCATCGCGCCAAGCCACCTAATCGACGACTATACCGTGAGCCGCAACATCGCGAAGTACGGGCTGAAGTTCGACACGCTGATGGAGATGCAGGAGCGGCGCAACGACAAAGGGGCGTATCTATTCCACCTCTACAATATCTCCGAGGAGGAAAAGCACAAGCAGATGATGAATTACCTGATGGCCAAAGGGATGATGAAGTTCACCCCAAGTTACGTGTGAGATTGAATGGCGCAAGCAAACATTCTCATTAATTCGCTGAACACGGGCGAGGTCTCTGGGCTGATAGAAAGCCGCAGCGACCTCGCCAAGTATGCTTCCGCTTGCACGACGCTTGAGAATGCGGTGCCGCTGGTAGAAGGCGGGGCGAAGAAGATGCCCGGAACCTACTTTGCCGGGGCGACAGCGAACGGCGGGGCAATGTTCACCGGCTCAGTGGATAGCGGCGGAGTCCTGACCGTGACATTTGTCAACTACGGGTCGATTGTAGTTGGGGCAGCACTTTCCGGGGCAGGCATCCCCGGCGGCGTTCTGGTGCAGGCTCTAGGAACCGGAACCGGAGAGTTGGGCACTTACTACCTCACCGGCACATCTGGCGCAATATCGAGCCGCCAGATACAGGCTAGTTCGATTGGGAAAAGTCGGCTCGTGCCATTCCAATTCTCGACAGATCAAGGCGCAATTCTGGAATTATCCGCGGGCATCATCCGCATCTGGGAAGGAGCCACGCAAGGAAGTTGGTCTCTGGGCCTTGCAATACAGGCGCCGTCCGCAAGCACCGGTGGAGGCACGTCCTACACTGAGCCGGGGAACGCTGCCTTCACGTCGGTAACCGGCGGCATAAGCAACTCATCGGCTTCTTCGTCCGGGTTTCCCTCGGTATCGGTATCGACTGCGGTCAATATTACGGTCCCGCTCAGCATTTCGATTTCACTTCCTGCTGAGTCTCTGGGCGGCGGCAGCGCGGTGTTTCAGGCTTCCTACGATGGCGGATCGACTTGGCCGCAAACCTTCTACACGTACGGGAACCACGCCAGCATCAGTTTTACAAAGACCGTGACATTCTCGACAACGCTGCTCACCAACCTCGACAATCTGCAGTTCCAAGTGCTGGTTACTGCGAGTTCAGGAGGAGTGACGCCGCCAACTGCCAGCGTGACAGCATCGTACGGCCCCTGCACGGTCGCGGTGTCAGGCGGAACGGGAACGGGATCGGAGTACGATCCGGCGACCGCGTATGCCAGCAGCAACATCGTTATTGTGGGGCCTACCGCGCCGATTTATAACTCATTGCCGCCCGGACCGGGAGTTCCGCAGTGGCCTATCCTCGGCGACGGGTTGCTCTACATTACTGCCCCGTATGGGACATCAAATGCCGGCAGCGTTCCGATTTCGTTTACGGTCAATGGAACGGACGCTTTGAGCGTAACGGTTACCGGCACGTCACCTAACCAGGGCATTAACATCGCCCTGGCGAATACAACTGCTTCCCTCAACTCGGCGAGCCTGATACAAACGGCAATTCGCGCCCTAGTATCGCTGAATTCGCTGGTGTCGAACTATGTAAGCCTCGCAGGTTGGACCGTGACGCCAGACCCGATCTACTATGCGACGCCATGGATCACGGCACCTCAAATAGGCACATTCATCCCAGGCGCCGCTAGTTGGATAGCTGAGTGTATTTTGGCCAACCAATACGACCAGTTTCCGCTCTCAATCAGCGCTCTTGGTTTGATCGGCTGGAATACCATATATTGGCAAGACGGAAGCGCGCAGTTGGAATCCGCAATCGAACTCGTCACTCCCTATTTGGAGGCAGACCTGTTTGCGCTCGACTGCTCGACCCAGAGCGCCGATGTGCTGTGGATATTCCATCCGAGTTATCCGCCGGCCGTAATCGAGCGACTGAGCGCCAACTCGTGGCAGTACAGTCTTTCCTTGCCGGGACAGGAACCGGGCGAGCCTGCCTATCGTGGAACCCTCGATGTGGTCAAGACTGGATACAGCGCTCTGGGGCAGAACATCAGTCTGATTTCGCAGTCAACTACCTGCACGGTGGTTTTGGCCAGCAGTACCGGTGCGCAGCCGTTTTCGGTGGGAAGTCGCATTTACATCAACCTCTGCTCAGGACTGGTGGAGTTGAATGAGGGCGAATTTATTGTTGCTAGCATGGCTTACGGCTCGGTTTCGATTACCGTTGTGGATTCTACAGGAACCTCATCGGCCATTACCGCAAATGGATGGTACATGACCCTGCAAGACCCGAATACAGGTTCGATCATCGATTCGTCCAGCTATCTTCAATACGCAGGCGGCGGTTTTGCTGTGCAGGTAGTGGCGCTGTTTGCCGTCGCGGGAGATTATCCTTCGTGCGGGACGCTCTATCAGGAACGACTTTGCGTAGGAGGAAGCAATAACAATCCGACCCAGATCAACGGCAGTGTAGAGGACGACTACCCAGACTTCATCACTGACCCCAACGAGGATGACTACGCTTTTCAGTTCACGCTGGTATCGAATCAGGTCAACCAATTGCTCAACATGATCGGCACACCCAACGGTTTGGCAATCGGCACCTCTGGCGGGGTGTGGATCGTGACCGGCTCGAATGGCGGAGCACTGAGCCAGACGAATGTCAATGCGCAACAGCAGACTACCCAAGGCGTCAGTGCTCTCCAGCCGCAGTTAGTCCAAGGGTCGGCTATATTCGTTTCCCGCTCGGCGCGGATCGTGACTTTCCTCTCCTACAACTTCGTCACAAACCAGTGGGACAACATCGACCTGACGAGGCTCAATCGTACGGTTACCATTGGCACATCCGCGGCAACTTCGGGAATTGCGCAGACGGCATTCCAGGTAGAGCCCTATCCAATCTTCTGGGCCGTGCGGAATGATGGTCAGTTGATCGGGCTCGTCTTCAATACGCAGGATCAGGTCTACGCTTGGTTCCGAGTCAATATGGTTCCCGGTGGAGGCTTGATCGAAAGCGTAGCCGTAGTGAGCGGACAGAATCAGGAAGATCAAGTAGTGGTAGTGGTCAACCGCACCATCGAGGGCGTGACGCAGCGGTACGTTGAATACTTCATGCCACAGGAGCTTTTCGGCCAATTGTCGAACGCCTTCTTTGTGCATTGCGGATTGCAATTCCAGGGCGTCGGGCCGTTCGGGATCACTGGGATCACCCAAGCCAATCCGGCAGTGGTCACCGCTCCCGGCCATACTTTGAACAACGGAATGAGCATCTCGATTACAGCGGTTGAGGGAATGACACAGGCGAACACAAATCCTTTGGCGGCGTGGACTGTCGCGGGGGTGAGCGGGCAGACGTTTCAGCTTCAGGGCATCGACTCGACAGGCTGGGGAGCGTACACATCCGGCGGCGCGGTTGAGCAGGTGACAAACCAACTGACAGGCATGAGCTACCTGCTGGGACAGACAGTCGTGGCGGTGGGAGACGAGCAAGTGATCTTCGAGGGAGCAGTCGCGGCAGATACGCTCAACTTTGGCTCCTATGCCAATCAGGTGACCATCGGTGTGCCGTTTACTTCGACCATCCAGCCGCTCAATCCTGTTCTCGGCGGGCCGCAAGCAAGCTCTAAGGGAAAGAAGCAGAAGTTCTCGCGGGTAACGCTGTCGCTCTATGAGTCGGTTGGAGGCCAGTACGGGACGGATACCGACCATCTCTACGACATCAGCTATGGCGACAACGCGCAGGGCAACCCTCCAACCCTCTTTACTGGCAATCTCACCCGGGATTTAGACGGGGAATGGGGCGATGAGGATACTATCTTGATAGTCCACAGCGACCCGTATCCTTACACGCTCCGCGCCGTGGCGCCGCGTCTTTCCGTTGCCGAGGAGGGATGATGGGATCGCTGTCCGGTCTACAACAAATCGGCATGGGATTCGCCGGGCTGGGCGCGGTCAATTCCGCCGTGTCGGGATATGGCCAGTATCAGTCCGGGCAGGAGCAGAAAGCGGCCTACAACTACAACGCCGATGTGACACTTCAACAGATGCAGCAGAAGGAGCAGACCACCGAAACCAGTTATGACAACCTGATTGGGAAGCAGGCGACGGCGTATGCGGCGGCTGGCGTCGATATTTCTTCCGGGTCGCCGCTGCTGATGATGATTCACACGCAATCTCAAAAAGCGGTTGAGGAAACATCCGCAAATCAGGCTGGAACCGAAGAGGCTGCATTAGAACGCTATTACGGCAAGATCGCCGCGTTTCAGGGAAACGTTGGCGGAATCTCCACCTTTCTATCTGGCCTGACGAAAGCCGGCTCACAAACCGCTCAGTTGCTAGGAACCTGATGAGCCAAATCCAAACAGTAACGGCTCCCACCCTCACACCGCCGCCGACAATGAACCCGAGCATTGCCGGTAAGCCGGGAGCGGTGATGGCGGGCGCAGCCGACCAGTTCGCCAGTGCTGCGGATATGGGATTCGCGGTTGATGAAAAGTTGAAGCAGGCGCAGGACCAGGGCATCNTGCTTGATGCCGAGAATAAGATTGCCGCCGATATTCAAAAAGCCAACGCCGGTCTGAGTACATGGACAGACTACACCAAGGCTGGCGATCTGAAACAGCAGACCGCCGACACGCTGCGCGAGAAGTATCAGGAGCAATACGGCAACCGTCCCGATCTTTGGCGGCACATTGAGCCTTATCTTGGGCAAGAACTGAACTCCTACAATCGCGCAGTCGATCACCGGACAGGGCAACTCACTCAAGACTTCAACCAGACGGCTTTGATGGTCTCGCAGCTTCGCGTTGAAAGCGATGCGGCAACAGAGCCTACCATCGACGGAAAAGAGAAGATTTGGGCCACGCAGGACGCCAAAACCGACGCGATGGTTGCCAATGGATCGCTGTGGCCGTCGCAGGGAGAAGAGGCCAAACGTCAACTTCGCTCACGCACGATTGCAACCGAAGTAGACCGCGCAGCCAATCCGCTCAATTCTCCCGAAGTGATGGAAGCGGAGATGTCTCGGTTGAAGGAATATGAAGGCAAAGGATACGTAGACCCAAAAGAGCTAGAGCAGATGCAGGACCATCTCGGCGTGGCCTACGAGCGTGCTCTGAATCGCTCAGATCGCGTGGACGTGTCGAAGCAGGGTGATGCGGTGCTGAACTCGCTCAAGAACGATCCCACACTCAAAGATCCCGAGACGCGGGAATTCGATCACATGGCGGCTGCGAAAAAGGTTGACGACGACCCAAATGTGCCGACCAAAGTTAAGAAGTATGTCCGAGAGGAGCTNGAGCAGGAGGCGGGAGCAACGCAGAAACTCCAGAACGACAAGGATCAGAAGATACTTGATTCGCTCGACCCTAAAGTTGAGTCTGGATCGCTGACCTATGCCGAGTTGACCCGCAGAGAAAACCTTGCTCCCGGCCAGCCGGATTGGTTGCCGCGTCGCGTTGCTGACCATCTTCTTACCCGCGCTGCTCAGATTCAGCGGGAGAACAGGGTCCAGAATACGCAAGAAAGAATGGAGATGCGCCAAGAGCAGGCTATCGACAGCGCCAATATCGCTAGAGAATTGGCTGCATCCCCCGGTTATCTTTCGAGTGAATCGGAACTATTTCAGGGCGACAACGCCAAACTGAGCAGGGCCGACAGGGCGACTATCTGGGCCATGAAGAATGTCAAGGGAGTGAAAGAGTATCAGGACGCCGAGCAGATGATGCGGGCTTCCGGGGCCTATCCGAATACAGACGAAGGAAACGCCAAGCTATTCAGTGATCTGTCCGCTCTGAGGCAGGCGGTAGACAGTAAGAAGTTGGTTGGCAAGCAAATCATCGACGAAGCTACCGGAATGCTGAATCCGAAACTGGAAGAGCAAAAGAATTCTCAGGTCAGAACTCTACTCGATAACATATGGAGCAATGGCATGTCTATATTGGGAGGAATAAGCCACACGAGTCCCGGCATTCTTCCCGGCGGCGTGAGGGTGACTCCCATTGTTCCTAACACCGCANCCGAACCATCGACTCCGAAGACCCGCAAGGAATATTTTGACGGGATGAAGAAAGCGAACCCTCAAGCCACGGACGCGCAGATCAACGCTTACTTAGACAAGAAGGGAGTTGAGTAATGTCAACAACTCCTACTCTCGTCGATCCATACGCTCAGTCTGCAACTCCAGCTCCGTTGGTTGATCCATATGTTCCACGTGGAATATCTCCCAGCCTGACCCCGCAGGAAGGCCAGCAGGCTACCGATGCGCTGGTTTATTCGCACCTTACCGGCGCTCCTCCATCGTTCACCTACGAGAACCGGGATGCGTTTCACGAAGACCTGATGACGCGGCTTGGCGGGTATGCGGAAGCGGGTTGGAAGGGGCTGACCAAAGATTCGATCATCGGGGAGTATATGCGCGGTCAGGTTTCTGGTCCGTTTGATTCCGACGATGAGGTGTCAAAGTTCATCGAAGGTTTTGGGCAGATGATAGGCGACCTGCCTGCATACCTCGTTGGCGGCGGTTTAGGTGCGCTTGCCGGGGGTGTGGCGGGTACTCCTGAGCTTCCGGTCATCGGCACTATCTCAGGAGCAGTGATAGGCGCTGGCGCGGGCGGGTTCGGCCTCACCGCTGGATTACGTCAATGGCTGATGGACAAGTACGCGGGCAAAAATATCTCGGCGTGGGAC